GTATTCCAAGGCTTTGTGGCTGAAAACAGTCTACAAGAAGATACTACTCCCGACAATCCAATTCGTAGGTTTATCATCAATCCAAGCATCTTTAATATTATCAAAGGCGCACTAATGGATAGTGATTTCACAGAACTTCCTACAGATATTGAACAAGGTACTGATTTCCGTCTTACTAAGACAACAAAAGGTCAGTATGCAGATTATTCAACATCTAGCTGGAGTCGTAGAGAGCGTAGTTTAGACAGTAACGAACGTGCAGCGATCGACACTCATGGATTGTTTAATCTAAATGATTTCCTTCCCAAACAACCAACGGAAGCTGAATTGACTGCAATTGGTCAAATGTTTGAAGCAAGTGTTGATGGTCAAATGTATGATCCAGAATTGTTCGGTAACTTTTATCGTCCGGCTGGTGTACAAATTGATACATCAAACAGTGCGCCAAATAATTCAGCAGCCAAGCCTGCGGCACAAAGTGTCCCGCAACCAACACCAGCGCCTGCAACAACAGCGGCTCCGGTAGTAGAGGCAGCACCAACTCCTGTCACACCGCCTGCACAACAAGAAGCAGTAGCGGCGGCAGTAGCGGCTACAGCACCAGCAGGTAATGATAGCGGTGAAAAGCCAAGTGCGCAAGATATCTTAGCAGCAATTCGCAATCGCGGAGCATAATCAAAACATCTAACACAGTAGGCGGCAATAGTCGCCTACATTATATTCTTGGAGAAATTAATGGCAAAGCCTTTTGACGTAAGTAAATTCCGCAAAAGTATTACTAAAGCGGTGCCCGGACTAAGTGTTGGGTTTAATGATCCGGACACATGGATCAGTACAGGTAATTACACACTAAACAAACTAATCAGTGGAGAATTTGAAAAAGGTATTCCACTAGGTAAAGTAACAGTACTCGCAGGTGAATCGGGTGCAGGCAAAAGTTATATTGCAGCAGGTAATGTAATCAAGTCAGCACAAGAGCAAGGTATCTTTGTAGTACTAATCGACAGTGAAAACGCACTGGATGAAAAGTGGCTACATGCACTAGAAGTAGACACAGCAGAAGATAAACTACTCAAACTTAATATGAGTATGATTGACGATGTTGCTAGAACTATCAGTGACTTTATGAAAGACTACAAATCAGAATACACAGACAAAGATCATGAAGATCGTCCTAAGGTATTGTTTGTAGTTGATTCGTTGGGTATGCTACTAACACCAACTGATGTTGATCAGTTCCAAAAAGGTGATATGAAAGGTGATATGGGTCGTAAGCCCAAAGCACTAACATCACTTGTTAGAAACACAGTTAACATGTTTGGTGAATTTAACGTAGGACTACTAGCAACTAACCATACATATGCATCACAGGATATGTTTGATCCAGATGATAAGATTTCAGGCGGTCAAGGCTTTATCTATGCATCGAGTATTGTTATCGCTATGCGTAAACTAAAACTTAAAACCGATGCAGATGGTAACAAAACATCACAAGTGCATGGCATTAGAGCAGCGTGTAAAGTAATGAAAACACGTTATGCTAAACCGTTTGAAAGTGTACAAGTAGAGATCCCATACGAAACTGGAATGAGCCCATATAGTGGACTTGTTGAATTCTTTGAAGCAAAAGAGATTCTAAAGAAAAGCGGTAACAGTTTAGAATACACTAGCCCTACAACAGGCGAAGTAATCAAAATGTTCCGTAAGCCTTGGAATGCTAATAAGGACGGGGCGTTGGATCTTATTATGAGAGAATGGGACGACGAAGTCGTAGACGCTGTAGAAGAACTTCTGGAGGTAAATATCGAGGATACATTACCAGAGGAAGATACAATAAATGAAAATGAGTGACAGTGAAATAACCACATATGTAGATATGTGGCTTAGTATTAAACCATACATTACTGCAAAAGATCGTGAAGTAGCATGTGAAAAGTTTCTTAGTATAATTAACGAAAACATTGCAGATCTAAGTGAAGTCGGTGACGAATGGTTTGGTTATGACTCAACACTAGATAGAGTAATTAGAGATGCTTATTATGAGGATGCTTATGATGACATCGACGAAGACTCTGATATAAATGATGATTGGCAATGAGCTGGTATAGTAAAGTAAAGCAAAACATAGCTAACATTGTTCCTGCAATTGATTATTTCGAAACACAACTAGATGAAGCAAGATTAGACTGCGGACTCAAAGGCAATGTGGAAAGACATTCACGTGACATGCCTGGTATAGTTGAGTATCGATTTAATCAGTTACAGGAACTAGAAGCTATACTTGAACATCTTAATATTGAGATGCGCAGTATTCGCAACAAACATTATCGCAAATATCTAGAAGGATACAATAAAGCACTTTCGAGTAGAGATGCTGAAAAGTATGCTGACAGCGAAAGTGAAGTGATTGACCAGCAACATATCATCAACGAAGTAGCACTAATCCGTAATAAGTTTATGGGATTAATCAAAGCTATTGACGCCAAGCAGTTTCAAATTAATAATATTGTGAAACTACGTGCAGCAGGCTTGGAAGATGTTAGCCTGTGAATTGGATGGAAATTGATAAGTTACTGTACAGTATGATTCCTTTGTATGAGGATAGAGAACTACTGTACAGTGATATCAAAAAGAAATTCAATTGGAATGATAGCCAAGTTAAAGCGGCAGTAGATCCTATACTCAACCGTAAATTAGTAGAGCTAAAACAAACAAAAGACAAACCGAAAGCCAAGGCCAAAGACAAACCCAAAGACAAGGCCAAAGCCAAGGCCAAAGCAGCTAAACCTAAAAAGGCTAAAGCAGCTAAAAAATCTAATTTATAAATAGTTTTATGAAAAGCATCGCTTATACTTGGAATCAATTTGACGAATCTGTAAATTTCAATGGCGAAATAGTAATGTCTGCATTAGATGATTTTTATGGAGTATTACGCAATGCCGGAATACACAAGCAAATTTTAGAACTAGAACGCAAATGTGAATTTGATGTTGTGTATTATACAAATCGATTTGATAATTTAGCAACCCTTGAGAAGTCAGCTCGTCAAACAGATATACAAACCAATACTGTGTACAATTTAGATCATGAAGCCGTTTGTTTCTATTGTCGTGGCATCACATTTTCAACTATGAGCATGTTACATAGATACAAAGACATTGTGATGAAAAATCCAGATTACAACAATGATATGGTATTCAATAGTTATCTAATTAATTCAGGTATACACAAGGCGGTAATCTAATGAGTAGTCTGGAATATAAGATAGAGGCTGATTTATCAAATTTAAAAAACATTGCGGTTTGTATTAGTGGAGAACCTAGAACATATAATATGTGCGCAGAAAGTATAAAGCGACATTTTGATTTCCCTGCCGACGTAAACGTAAAGTTCTTTGCACACACATGGAATAGTAATAGCTATAAAGTTAGTAATTGGTCAGCTGACGCCGATACAAAAATAGAATACGAAGAATATGATATCGAGTTTATAAACCGTGATCTAAGAAATTTTTTCGATTTTGAAAAATTAGAAGTTGAACAAAAGTTTGATGAAACAACAGTATTTGATAATTTGTTTTACAGTGAAGCTAAGGCTAACCTTTTTAAAAGACAATATGAACTTGAACATAATATAACGTTCGATGTTGTTGTTAAATGTCGATTTGATATTGCGTTTGATCCTGCTTTGCCATTATGGAAAAAATTATGGCAGTCTAATAGACTACATGAAAAAACAGTGTATACTAGTAGTTTTATAATGGTGCATGAACACTACATTCATAATATAGATGATGTTTACTATTTTGGATCTAGTCATACGATGGACTTATTACAAACTAATATGTTCCTAGTTAATAGAAATTTACGCAGTAACTTAAACAGTTGGAAAAACTCCGATTTTCAATACAACATGTTTCATATGGGGCCAGGATGTTCTCAGTATCTTTGGTGCCAGCAAAATAATATTGCTGTTCAAGATATAGGTAGAGATTTTACAATCTATAGAAAACAAAATATACCTGTAAATCCGTTTTTGTATTACGACAAAATTAAACAGGAATCTGCAGGAATTTTTTAAAAACTCGAAGAAAAAGGTTGACAGTAAGAGCTCTTGATGTTAAATTGTATGTATAGTTAGAAACAACGGAGATGTACATGACACAGTTTGATAAATCCAAATTTAGCTACCACGGCGGATACCTGGAGTACACCGGTACATACGAAGGTCAACCAACATGGGACGAAGTACACGGTGCTGATAATGTTCATCCAAGCCGTATTGGACTTCCTAAAGAACTGTTCATTGCACGTTTTAAGTATAGTGGTCCATTTACTAAAGCAAAGTTTGTTGCAGAACTGTGCAAAAACTGGACAGTAGAAGAATATGTCCAAGCGAGAACAGGTGGTAGCCCATTTGGTCATAACACCAACAGTCCGCTGGATGTGCTTTCAGAACGGAACCCAAAGTGGTTCAAAAAAATAATGGACAATTTCAAAGCTAAACAGAGAGGTTTTGCGTAATGTTTGTAGTAAAAACACAGATTCTTGAAAACTATGGCGCTCACAGTGAAGACGGCAAGTTTTCTTCCGGTAATGCTTACTGGAAGTTTAAAGGAGGAAACGATTACATTGTAAATGATGTAACTCGTCCGCAAGACGCTATGGCATTCGTAGCTGCTAAGTTTTCTGAAAACAACATTTCGTTTAAAGAGTTTCCAACTAAAGTGATTACTTGGCAAGAGTGGCAAGATGAGCTAATGGAAGTAGATGAAGACTACCGCGAGTTCTTGTGTGAACAAGCTATTCCATGTTCGCCTATTAAACAAATGGAGGCAGTGTAATGACATTACCGCTAGACTTAGAACCAAAATTTAAAATTAAATATGATCAAACACACGGCAGCCCGTATGACCGAGGTGGAGCCGATAGCTACTATGGGCGAAACTTTGATCCTCATTATTGGCCCGAAGGTACACAAAAAGGTACTCGTGTTGATATGAAGGATATGACTCCTGTAGAAATTACAGCCTATACCAAAGGCTATAATGATAACGAAGATGAAGGTCATTTTAAAGAATGGTAAAAAAGATTCAAAAAAGACGTCTTTTTTACTTGACACTATGACGTCTTACTGCTATTGTATAAGAGTAAGTTAAGCAAACAGGAGTTAGCAAATGGCATATGTATCACAAGCGATGAAAAAAGAATTAGCACCAGGCATTAAAGCTGTACTGAAAAAGTACAAAACCAAAGCCAGCATTAGTGTTAATAATCACTCAACAATTTGTGTAAACATTAAGAGCGGCCCAATTGACTTTATTGGTGAAGCCAATAAAAAGAATATGGAGATCGCAGAACGCCGTGGTACACCATACTATGAAAATGATGGATACATTCAAGTAAACCCTTACTATCCTGAAACATACGGTGCCGCTAGTGACTTTTTAGAAGAGCTTGTAGATGCTATGAAAGGTCCAAAGTACTTTAACAATGATGACGCAATGACTGATTACTTTAGCCGTTCACACTATACCGACATTAATGTTGGTAAGTGGAACAAGCCATATACATTGGAGGTGTAAACTGATGCAACTTTTCAATACACTCAAGTTTAATGAAGTTAGAACAGGTCACTTCCAAGCAAAGCAACAGTTTGGAAAGTATCAACTTAGTGTAATATTAGAGCCCGGCAAAACACTGTATGAAGCGGCAGTTTTTGACGACAATATGTTTGTACAACTACCTGGCATAAATGACAATGATGATGTTATTCCAGGCTTGACACCAGACTCAGTTAATGCTATCATGTTAAAACTAAAAACAATAGAATTAAGGTTCCTTAGCTCAGCTGGATAGAGCAGCCGACTTCTAATCGGCAGGTCATAGGTTCGAATCCTATAGGGACCACCAGAATATGTACTCCTCTAGCTCAATTGGTTAGAGCAGAGCGCTCATAACGCTTTGGTTACAGGTTCGAGTCCTGTGGGGAGTACCAAATGCTCGCATGATGGAATGGTAGACATAACAGACTTAAAATCTGTGGCCGTAAGGCGTCCCGGTTCGAGTCCGGGTGCGAGTACCAAATTAGGAAGACAAGA